GTACTGGCCGTCCGACAGCGCGCCGTCCGAAGTGGTCAGCGTGTGCGTCGTGCCGGTAATCGTGATGTCACCAACGCCATTCGTCAGGCGGTCAATGATCTCAAGGTTCGTGTTGGTGGTATCACCCCACGTCCCCGACTGCTCACCGTTGGTGATAAGCTCGATTCCGGTATTTACGGTGTATGTGCTAGCCATAGGTCGCCCTTATATCCCGGTCACGGTTGAATGTCAGTATAGACTGTCGCAGGGTTTGGCGCAATAGGAGTCCAATCGGCACTAGGGCTGGGAGCCAGCTCCAGCCATTCTGTGTCGGGATCGGGAACAATTCGGCCCCAGACCAACACACCCCAAGGACTGATGAGCCCGACTGCAGAGACGCCCGTTACTGGTACGTCGACCCCCGTTCCGCCGGTAACGGTGACAGCGCCAACGGCCCCAGCCATCGAAAAACCATTGACCGGAACCTGTGCGCCCGCCCGAGCGGTGACCTCTCCGACTTGACCAGTGGCTTCAAGCGGTAGGGCGATAGGCTGACTCCACGCGCCCTGACCCCACGTGCTGCGCCCCCAGCCATCAAAGGAGACAACGACGTTCGCGACCGCGTTTACCGTGACGTCTCCAGACGCAGCGGCAGCCTCTAGGCCGTCAACTAGAACACTCTGGTTGACCTGCGTTGTGGCCTCGCCTACCTGCCCCGTGCCTTCCGATCCTGTAGCGGTGGTAGAGGCCCCACCCGTGGCAGCGGCAGAACCGACACTCCCTGTGCCCGCCGCGCCGGTCACATCAACAACAACGCTAACCGAGGCACCAAAGTTTAGATTTAGATTACCCAGCACCAGTGTCTGACGGCCCGTGTCCCCCGTAGTCACCGTCACATTCGCCGTAGAATCGCCGACGTCATAGAAGGTGGCGTTAAGCTCTACGCCATCCAGTCCAAAAAAGCTCTCCGTAAAATCTCCGTTCGGAGCGACATCAACCTCGCCGTTTGAGCCCCCAGCATAGATCAGCATCAGAGGCAGTGTGCCTGCGGATGGGGTGCCGTCTAGGCTAATCGCGCCAGTAGAGGATTCTGCGTCTGTACCGGTCACAGAGCCTAACGACGAAAGCGTTGTGTCCGGAGTAAGAGACAACGCGGCGTACGTGTCATCCGAACCCGGAAACCATGATACGGTTGTTCCGCCTTCAGTCCCATCGGCAATCTTAGCTATAATGCCAAGGGTACCGCTTGTGGCCCCGCTGGTGATACTATTTATTAACGTCCAGCCGGATGGCGTGGATGGTATGGCTTCGTTGGTAATATCGTACTGCGCGGCAATCAAAAGATCGCCCGCGCTTACCGTAGCAGGCAGTGTAATGCTGACCGTACGCCCGCCGCTCGAAGAGCTGTTTAGCGTGAACGAGATCGCCATTACACCACCCTGCTTTTAAGCTATGCGGATGATCGCCGTCGAAGCATCCGCGGTAGGAAAAACAATCTGAAAGTCACCGGCGGTCGATGTCTTGTCGGCGCCAAAATCCAGAACGACAACGGCCGGATCGCCAGCAGCGGTGTCGTTGTAAATCAACGCGCCGCGCGCTGTGATCGTGGCCGAGGTGAAGGTCAGGTCGTCGAAGTCGGTGAAGGCTGTCGTACCACTGGTCGTGGGTGTGACGTTGGTCAACGCACCGCCGCCCGCAGCGTAAGAGCCGGAGTTCGCAACCTCGTTCGTGGCTGTGTACGCCGTGGTCGCCGCCGTAAACGAAGCACTGTTGTCATACAGCGCCAGCTTAAAGGTGTCCCCCGTCGAGGTTGTAAAGTTATGCACAGCTTGCAGGATTTCCTGCTTGAAGGACGTGCAAAGAAAGTTGCCTGTAAAAGACATGTCAAAGTCTCCTTATGAGTTCGGCCAATTCAGGATGGCCTGCGTCTGTCAGCGCATTATACACTGTTGTGCGGTCACTGCGAACCGTTTGTTTCATGTACTGCTCGACAACGACAGCGATCTGCTTTTGGAAAGCCACGGCTTGCTCCCGCAGTGCGGGGTGCACGGTTTCCGAAACGCTGACAATCTTCCGGGCCGCCTGCTGCGCAAGCTCCTCAGTGCTAAATCCGCGGCCGCTGGTTGTTCGAACCCCCACGGCGCCGACGTCCATGAAACCCAAACTCATTGCTTCGCCCTAATCACTTGGCCAGTGCGATACTGGTCCGTTGTTTCCTTGGCCTCGCCCAGCAGCTTGATGCCGACAATGGACTCTTGCAGGCGCTTTTCATATCCGGCCAGCACGTCCTGCTCGCCCTTCATGTAGATGTACGCCTCGATCAGAGACCCGTACAGCATGGCCATCGGAGCGTTCGTGGCCAGCCACGTCGTGCCCGAGTCAGCCAGCTCCGTGATGCTCTGCGGCCGGTACAGGTAATGCAGCTCCATTGTGTAGATCGCGTCCGGCGTCGGGGACAGCAGGAAGTAGTCCACGTCAAACTGGCCGTAGTACTTCGGTTCGCCGGTGGTCGACTGCGAGGGCGTGTACTCTTGCAGGAACGAGATGTCCTTGAAGTCCAAGAACTCTTTCGCGCCACCCACATCAGTGCGGATGCTCAGTGAGTACGGCGCCAAGAAGTCCGCAGGCACCGCCAGATACGGATTGCCGTTGTCGGTGAACGCCGTGGCGTTCTTACGGAACAGGCTCAGCTGCACCTGCTTGAGGATGCGCTCTTCGGCCTGCCTGATGAACAACGGGATATTGGTGACGAAACTGCTTTCGTCATTCTCCGTGTAATCTATGATGGCCTGCTTCAGCTGGCCGTATGTAAAGCTCATGTTGCCACCACCGTAACTTGACCGACCTTACCGAAAGCCTGGACGGGGAGCAACCCTGGCGCCTCCACCAACGGGACTCCTACAAAAACAAGCAACGGTTCCACAATATCGGGCCGCGGATCGCGGAGCGCCTGCGGATCAACCACTTTTCGACGCGGCTCCAGCTGGGGATGCTTCGGCTCCCATTCGTCAAAGCCTACCAACGCCCCCGTCCACTCTTTCTTCATTCGCGACAAAAGGTATCGAAACCCCGAGCGATCAGAAATGCCGTATGCGTTCTTGCCTGTTGCAAATTTTCCCATGATCACATTCCGCTGTAACCGAAACCGGGCTCAATCCGCAAAGACGCCCGATCACGGTCCTCGGACATCGCGCGCTCCATCTCTTCCTCGTAAACCGCTTTCAGCAGCTGCGTGCGTTGCGGCGACCGCTTCAAGGACAGGTAGTAAGCCAAGCCGGCCGCCAAGGCAGGGTAAAACCGAAACGGCATGTCCACGGTATTTGTCGCGCTGGACGCGTCGTCCATCCGCACCAGACGGTCCAGAATAATGACGTCCGTGTTATTATCGGGCGTGGGCCAAACCTGCAGAACAGGGTTCGTGCTGCGCGCCACGAAAAACTGCGAAGGGCGCCCCTGGGTAGACTTGTTTGGGGTGTTCAAATCTGTATCGCGGCTCACGCGGGCCATGGCAAAATCCGTCCCTGTCCGACGGACAACGGCGGAGAGGACGTCAATCGTTTCCGCGCCAAGGGCGTACTCGCGCGTCCCGACGATCAGGGGCACAGTGGTCCGCTGGATCGTCCACTGGTTCAGGCCACGATTGGCCCATTCTGCCAGCATCAGGTTCAGGGACCTCTTGGCGGTCTTCAGGTCATAGCCCGTCCGGACCTCCAAGCCGCAGCGCTCGAAAGCCTCTTCGATGTATTCGGTGACATCGAGCTCAAATACGGCAGTGCCGGAGAGGGTCATGGCTTACTTCCTAAATTTGGCCGTATTCTTGGCGATCTTCTTGGGCTGCGCCACAAACTGCTTGCCCTTGCGCGTCCCTTCGCGTTTCGCGCGGGACGTTGCAGCGTATTCGGAAGGGCTGAGAGCGTCACGCGCCTTTTTTGGCAGGTAACGCTCGCCCGTTGCTTTCGAGCCCTGGGTGGACGGCTTTCCGGATTTTGTTCCCCAGTCAGCATCCCCCCAATCCTTCAGGCTTTTCTGCGGCTTTTTCACTTCTTA